TCACTCACCAACATTGATGTTCCACATTTTGACCTCCGGGGGAAGACCTTTGATGAGTGCATGGATGCACTTCGGCTTCTGCTCAAGGAGCATGCCTACAAGACGCTGGTGCTGGACACTGTCGATTGGATGGAGACCAAGGTCCATGAACAGGTCTGCCAGAAGATGGGAGTCTCTAACATCAGTGATCCGGAATACGGACGTGGCTATGCACATGCCCTCACGATGTGGAAAGAGTGGCTGGATGCCTGTGAGATCATCAAGGAGAGGAAGGGGATGAACATTGTCTTCTTGGCACACTCCAAACAGGGTCAGGTGCAAGATCCCATGTATGGAACCTATAACCGACACACCCTCAAGTGCAGGGATAAGGTCTCAGAGATCATTGTGGAGTGGTCAGACATCGTGTTGTTTGCAGAAATGAAAGTGTATCTGGATGAGAAGAAGTCTGGATTCTCCAAAACCACTGTGGCACATGGAGGACAGAGGATTGTCCACACACAGGGGAAACCTGCCTTTGTTGCAAAGTGCCGATTCGATATTCCAGAGGAGTTGGAGATGGGGTATTCGCATCTCAAGGATGCCATTGATGGGAAACATTGACGCTTACCTTGATAACCTCTACTGGCCCAAAGAGTCTGGAGGCGAGGGAGAGACTGCAATCGAAATGCTACGGCATCTTGATCAGATGCTGGATTTTGATTCGCCTATTGACAGAGAGTGGTCAAACGAATTGACCACTCCAAACATTGTGGAGATCAACAAGACCTTTGTCAGGATCTCCGATTTTCTAAGAGAACTCTAACCAATGAGATGACATGAAACTAGGACAATCCATTGCTCCAAAATCAGGAGCAGATATTCTGCCTGCAGGGCAGTACGCAGCAGTCATGTTCGACTGCGAGAAGAAGGACACCAAAGACGGAGGAGCTTACCAGGATGTCTCCGGACAGATGGTGAAGAAAGGGTATCTGGAGTGCAAATTCGAGATTGAAGCAGCAGGCACCCAGCATCATGGGTGGAAGATTGTGGACAGGCTCTCCCTCTGGCATCCCAACGAAACCACACGGGAGATTGCAATGTCAAAGATTGCACGGATGGCATCTGCACAGGGATGGGCAGATCCAATTGAGGATACAGAGCAACTCCTCAATCGGAAACTCATCATTGCCGTGGCTCATGAAGAGAATGATAACTATGGAACTCAAGCCCGGATTGTCAAATATCTGAAGCTGGAGCAAGGGGGAAATCCAAGTGTGGCGGAGCAGAAGAAGGAAACCCTCGCAGATCTTGAAAAGAAGGATGATATTCCATTCTAAATGAATTGGGACAGACACGTTGCGACATGGAGTTGCTGGTCCTGTGAGGTTTGAAACCTCGGACAGTCTGTCCCTCCACTGAAAGGGACAACATGCATATAGGAATCGACCCTGGACTCACTGGAGCCATTGCAAAGGTTCAGGGGGGCAACATAGAGGTGTGGGATATGCCCACGTTGGAACTCAGATCGAAGCGGTTTGTCAATGCACCCATGTTGGCAGACCTAATCTCCTCCATCAGAACTCCAGAGTGTGCAGTCATTTTGGAAAGAGTGTCTGCGAGGCCCGGACAGGGAGTCACCTCCATGTTCAGCTTTGGCACCTCCTGTGGGATTATCCAAGGGATTATTGCTGCACTCCATCTCCCATTGACTCTGGTCTCTCCACAAGAGTGGCGAAAGCAGATGGGAGTTCCAAAGGGGAAGGATGGATCTCGACAGAGAGTTCTTGAACTCAGACCTGACCTTGCATCCAGGTTCTCACGAAAGAAGGATCATGGACGTGCAGATGCAGTCCTGATGGCACTCTATGGAGAAAAACCAGACTCTGCCGGATGAAAACGACACCCCTCCTTCAGGGAGGTGAAGCTAGCCTCTTTTTCGGGGTGGCGAAAACCAATACGGGTTCCTAAGCAAACCCCACGGTGTTCGGCAGGGTCTCTAGCCAAGGAGTTTTGAAGTGAGTGATCACGAAGGGGCATACATGCCATCTGATCAAGTGCTGGCAAGATTGGCATGGGTGCAGCGTAAAGTTGGGTTGAGTACAACAGATTTTGTCGCCTCTCTCCCGCCAGACTCAAGGGATTATCGAAACGTGGCATTGAAGTCACGCACATCAGGGTTGATGTCAGCCGCTGGTCTTGAGGTCTTAGCAAAAAAGATCGAGACCGTGTATGGAATCCGTGCGGAGTGGATTCTGACAGGAGAGGGCAATGCCCGGTAGAGTCGCCTTCAGCCCAATGCCCTTTGGAAAGCACAAGGGCACTCCCATTGATGAGATGCCCCTCCAGTACATCGAGTGGTTGCTGACCAAGGATAATGTGGACGGTTGGCTTCTCAGAGAACTGGAGGAATCCCGTGATCTGCAACTCAACCTGAGATGGTCCGGGCTTCATGGGAACAACAGTGTCCAGAGGATTCGGAAGGTCTATCTGGAGTGTTCCAAAAAGTGGCATCCTGATAAAGGAGGGTCTACTGATGCCATGCAAGCAATCAACGAGTTTCACGAAGAACTAATGAAGGAACTGGCGTGAACATTGGCATCTTTGATGTGGATTCCACCATTCCAAATCTTGCACTGATGAAGATTTCACAGTGTCACAAGAAACAGGGGGATCATGTTGATATGTATATGCCACTGCTGCATGACACCTATGACAAGGTCTATGCGTCCAAGATATTCAAGTTCTCCGATGGTTCTGACCTCCGGGATGACATGATCATTGGAGGCACAGGGGTTGACATGTCAATCTCCCTTCCTCCTGAGATCAAGAATGAGAATCCAGACTATTCCATCTATGGATATCCACACTCAATTGGGTTCTCACAGAGAGGATGCAGGTTCAAATGCGGATTCTGTGTTGTTCCAAAAAAGGAGGGGTCGCCCTACTTCAACTCAACCATTGACGATATCTGGACCCAGCGTGATTCCAGATTCATTGTTCTGCTTGATAATGACTTCTTCGGGAATCCTCAATGGGAACAATGCATCCATGACATCAACCGTCACAAGCTCAAGGTTTGTTTCTCCCAAGGACTCAACATCCGAATCATCTCACGAAAGCAGGCTGAGGCACTTGCCTCTGTCAGGTTCAGGAATCTGAGGAACACATACTCACAAGTGACATTTGCATGGGATCAGATTGATGATGAAAAAGTTATCCTCCGGGGGATCAAACGTGTGATGGATGCCGGGGTCAAAGCCTGGCAGATGCAGTTCTTTGTCCTGATAGGATACGACACCACAGAAGAGGAGGACTTGCACCGTGTCATGATGCTCAGTGACTTGGGATGTGATCCATTTGTCATGCCTTATGATAAAACTGTCCCGTATCAACGACACTTTGCACGTTGGGTGAACCGTAGGCAGGTTTTCAAATCATGTACTTGGGATAAGTACCGTTTCAGAATAAGGGAAAGAGATTGAAAGGAACTGGCGTGAACCCCTACCTGATTGAAAGACCAGCAGTCATCAACTTCTCAGGAGGACGGTCCTCTGGGTTCATGCTCCACAAAATTCTTGAATCCTATGGTGGAAATCTCCCAGAGGACATCAAGGTTATCTTCTGTAACACAGGGTTGGAACATCATGAAACCTACGAGTTCATCCACAGGATTGGACAGGAGTGGTGCCCTGTTGTGTGGTTGGAATATACCCTGACTCCGGAAGGGAAACCGTTCTATACGAAAGTGTCCTATGAGACTGCCAGCAGAGAGGGAGAACCCTTTACGAAACTGATTGCCAAGAAGAAGTACCTTCCAAATCCTGTTGCAAGGATCTGCACTGTGAATATGAAAATCACTACTGTTCAGAAGTACATGCGCCATGTGTATGGCATGACTGAATGGAACCGTGTCTTGGGACTACGTTCTGAGGAAACAAAACGGGTCAGCAGGATGAGATTGATGGAAGACGTATCAATGCCTATGGCAGATGCAGGAGACACCAAAGAGGATGTCATTAAATTCTGGGACGGGCATGGACTTGATCTGCGCCTTCCCTTGAGAGGTAACATACTAAGCAATTGCGTGGGTTGTTACTTGAAGAGTTATCAGTCCCTTGAAGAAATATCGAGGTATGACCCTTCCCATTTCACATGGTGGATTGAGACAGAAAAACACACAGGTAATCGGTTCAGGAATGACCGTCCTGATTATGAAACCATCAAGGCCAATGCACACAAGCAGATGGCATTTGACTTTGGAGATACCATTGACTGCTTCTGCACGGATTGAACCCCAAGGGATTGAATGAAAATAAACACAAAGAACCTCCCTCCAGAGTTTGAATACCTTCCCTTCATCCTGTGGAGAGCAGAAGAAGGAGAGGACGGGAGGATTGAGAAGAAGCCAATCTCTCCAAAAACAGGACAGTATTGTGATGTTACAGATGAAGCACATCACAAAACCCTCAAGGAGTGTGAGTATATCCACACTCAGGGGAAGTACAAAAGCTCTGGGATTGGAGTGGTCTTCACAGGAGAGGGATACTATGGAATTGACCTTGATCATGTCTATGAGGAGGGAGGCAACAAGGAGATTGCAGAGGATTTTCTGAGAAACTTCTCCACCTACTCTGAATACTCTCCGTCCAAGACAGGACTCCATATCTATGGGTTTGGATACCTCCCGGATGGTCCCAGAAGGAAAGAGAATATCGAGTTCTATGATAGTGGACGGTTCTTCACGGTCACAGGAGACAGGATCAATGGAGCAAAGATGCTCTTGGAACCTGATGCACTCAAGAGGATGTACAAAAAATACATGCAGAGTGAGAAACCCAAGAAACCTAGAAAGGAGACACACCAAGGAAAACCTCTCAAAAAGGAGGATCTGATTTACCACATCTCAGAATCATCGTCTGGAGATTCGTTTCAGCGACTCATGAGTGGAGACTTTGGTGCCTATGCCTCTCAGTCTGAAGCAGATGCTGCACTCTGTATGATCCTTGCGTCTTGGACAAATAAGGATGCACGGAAGATTGATGAGATTTTCAGGACTTCTCAACTTATGAGGGATAAGTGGGATCAGAAACACTCAAAGGATGGAAGAACGTATGGACAGATGACCATTGACAGTGCAATCTTGAAGTGTAATTGGGTCTACACAGATGCCATCCCCCGTGTGATTAAGAAAGAGGATCTGGAGGAGAAACTTCCTGAAGAATATCCGGTTCTTCCTGTGGAGATCAAGGGGCTTGCGGGAAAACTATCGCAGTTTATGGATCTGAGTGCAATCCATCCACAACCCATCCTCCATGTTGGTGCTGCACTTGCGATGCTGGGAACCCTCTTGGGCCGAAAAATCAAAAGTGCCTCTGGACTCCGCACCAACATCTATGTCCTCTCGCTGGCACCCACTGGGGCAGGAAAGGAACATGCACGTTCAGTGATTGACCGTGTCCTTACCAACTCTGGTGCAGTCCACTACCTGGGAGGAGATGACATTGCGTCTGATACAGGACTCCTTGCGGCACTTGCAGAACAACCCTCCCTTCTGCTCATGCTGGATGAGTTTGGATACATGGCACAACAGTTCCTCAACCCCCGTGCTGCAGGGTTCAAGGCATCCATTGTCGAAGTCCTGCTCTCAATCTATGGAAAATCATCCACTGCATATCATGGGAAAATGTATGCCAACCGAAAGGAGCGTCCCCAGGTTAGGATCGAACAACCCTCCTTGTGTCTTTACTGTACCTCCACGCCTGAATCATTCTGGCCTGCCATCCGTCAGAACAGTGTTCATGACGGGTTCCTCAACCGATTTCTTGTCTTCAACTCTCCTGATCCCTTTCCTCCATTTGTAGAACGTGAGGATATTGCAGTTCCGGAGTTCATGGTTGAACCTGTCCGGACGCTGGCACGGATTCCGGAACCAATGATCAACAGGATGATCGAGGGGTATGCCATGAATCCTGTGCCGAATCCCAAGGTCATTACCGATTCTCCGTCTGCAAAGGAGTGCTTCCTGTCCTATCGAGATCTCTACCTCAAACATGCCAAGGAGGATGCCGTCATGGCATCCCTCTGGAAACGTGCAGAGGAACAGGCAATCAAGATTTCTCTCATCCTGGCAGGGTCTGAGAGGCAGGATTCGATCTCAGGAGAACAGGCAGAAACAGGATGCAAGGTCGCAAAATTCTGTATTGAGAACATGCTCACACAGATCTCTGATCACCTTGCAGAAAACCAGCATGAAGCAAACCTCAAGAAGGTTTTGAGGATTGTCAGGAAGTCTGGACGGCAGGGGATTGATGGCACCTCGCTGACCAGGAAAACCCAGTATCTAACTTCAAAACAGAGAATTGAAGTTGTTGAAGTAATGGTTGAAACAGGACAGATTTCGGTGAATCCTGTCAAAAGTGCCAATGGAAAAATTAAAAATACCTACTTTGCAGTCTGATTCCAATCCAACTTCAAGTGAAGTCATGCGTGGGATCTTGAAGTTGGAATTTGCCGGGAGGCGTTGGGAGAGAGAGGAGGAGAGAACAACTTCAACACTTCAATATCTATCTATATATATCTAAAGATAGATCTCTCTCTCTCTCTCCCCCTATATGTAAAACCTCTTGAAGTAATGAAGTTGGATTTTCTCACTCGTCCTCCAAAATGGAAATCTCCTCGTCCAATCCAAACTTCTCCTCTCCATATCTGCTGCCTGAGATATCAACCAAGATCTGTAGCAGCATTGCAACTGAGCTTGGAATCGGGTTGTAGCCCTCCTCCCAACACCTCACTGTGATCCTCCTCATTCCAATCAAATCTCCCAACTCTCTCTGAGACATGCTCCACTCACTCCGAATCTTCTTCAACTCCTTTACTCCCAGATAATGATAAGGATGCATCTTCACCGTCCTGCGGTAACGCCGCTTGGTCCCCTTTCCTGCATCCAAGTCATTACCGTCTGTACCTCCCTTGCCTTGGTCCTTACCGTCTGTGTCCAAGTCCTTACCGTCTGCACCTCTCCCTACCTTCAGGTCATTACTAGCCATTTCTACCTTGCGTCTTGATTAAAAAAATACTATTCTGCCCTCATCATCCTCTGTGGATGGTTTGCAGCAGGCCAGTCACCTCTTCGACAAAGTAAGGTGCTGGCCTGCATTTCCCCTCCTTATCAGACTTTCAGGTCATTACCGATTGTCGTCCCGGAAAACTCCTTCTCCCAGAAGCTCTCCATCTCCTGCAATCAATGCTGCAATTGTGGAGAAATCCCAGTCGATCTCTCGCACCTGATTCTCGAAATCCTGCAAGCTCATCTCCAGCTTGCACTTCCCATCCTCCCGCAACCTCACAGACTTCCCGTCCGTGGTTGCAGAGTATACCGCACCGCCAAAGGCAGTGTTCGGCATGTACAACGTCCTGAACTTTCTCATTGTCTCTCCTAGTTAAGGTCATTACCAAATGGTACTAAAACAGCATCAGTCCAATTCTCAACCTCTGAAAGCGTCCTGAACTTGGACTTGAGCCGCCCCTCACTTGCCGTGTACCAGCGGAAAATGGTTCCATCTCCACCAACTCTTCGAGTGTCTCCTACCCAGAACTTCTCAAGAGAAATCCCCTTCTCTTCCAGGGCGTTCTCCAGCTTTGCTTTTCTGTGATTGTTCATCTTCACCTTTCTTGCTTGGGGTTCTTGATTGTTTCCTCGCATTCTGCAATTAGACGATGTAACATTTTTGGAGTGTATCCAAAGTCCTTTGCTGCCCATTGTCCATGTGGATCGTTTGGAAAGTACTCCCACTCCCTCTTTTGCTTCTCGGCAAATGTCATCTTGTCTCCTTTCAAGGTCATTACCAAATGTGGAAACAGGCAGGGTTCGTCTTCCCGGCCATCTTCTCCTCCGGAGAAAATGCAGTCATCCTCATGCCTGCCTGTTACCATTGATGCAGGATTGCACCTCTGGACGCACCTGGATGCGCCCTAGCTGAAATCCCTGTTATGACCCTGAAGAAGCAGGCTTCAAATAGTCGATGATCCGGCCCATCCGGATAATCTCATTCTCCACCTTTACTTGACTCTCGCTCAAATCGTCAGGTGCAGAGCCGACAAGATTCACAAGCATTTTTACCAAAAGTCTCGCCTTCGCTTCCCAGTCAAGACCAACGCTTACAATAACTTCTCCCTCAAACTCAAGCTTCTCTATCATCTCTCTCCTAGTTTAGGTTAAGGTCATTATCAACTCGCTCAACATCACCACATGACCGACACCAATACCCTGCATCCGGTCCGGTCATTTCGTTCCCCTCCCACTTCTGGGATTCAGGGTTCCACTCCGAAAAACTCTGCTTCAATACATCTTCACCGCATTCGTGGCATAGCTTTCTCTGTATCATCTCTCTCTCCTAAGTTCAGGTTAAGGTCATTACCGTCCGGAACAGGTCATTACCAAATGCAGAGAATCCCCCACAGGTCATTACCTGATGGGATTTCTCCACCAATTCGAACAAAAAAAGCCTGCCCTGGAATCCCCAAGGCAGGCTCATGATTAACGGTAGAACCTGGTTGCACTATCATCCCAGGTTGAACCGATTTCCAAGCTGCCAATGCATCCCGGAACACTCGCAGGATCGTCTAGCTCCCTTAAGATCCAGCACTCAGACTTGTGAGGCCTGGGCCTGCCATCATCATTGCTGGTCAGGCTCTCATTTGCAGCTTCACTTGTCGCTTCGCTGACCCGGATTGCTTGGCAACTCAGGTTCCTGCTTTGCTCAACGTACTTGTCCCTGGCTTGCTTGGAATCGAAAGCCAGAACAATCGTATCGTTTGCAAATCCATGGCTCGTTTCTGATCCATGCGCTGATTCACTTGAGAAAAACCTTTGCTGTCTCATGATCCTCTCCTGTCGATATGGTTCGACATTACGCCACAGCCACATGCTGCAACGTTACTTCACCAGTAGGCGCAACCTGCCCATTCAAGGGAAAGTGCGCTCTATGGCGATTCTATTGCTTCTGAAGCTTACTTGCTTGTCTTGCTTGTTCGGTCAATCATTAGACTGAAAATAACTGCAAATCCAGTCACGAATCCCAAGACAAGTGCCGCTGGATCACCATGTGAATATCCCAGGTAGAGAAATACCCCAGGCACTACGCAGAGGAAAAGATGTTCGATGATGCTTTTCATTGTCTCTCATTGGTTGCAGGGCGGTCTCCCGCCCCAGGTTGTGGTTAGGATTCGTGCAGGATCGGCATGGCAGCACCTCTGATCGTTCCGCCTACTTCCCTGCATCCGAAGAAATAGAGCGCGCCCATTGGGTCCGCATCCCCTCGAAACTCCAAGCAGGTTAGCTTGCTTCCCGCAAGCACGGCATCCAGATACTGCTTCTGAAGCCATTTATTTCCAACCTTGAAAATCAGACCAGTCTTCTTCAGACCTGATTGACCAGCTTCCAAGGTTTTGACTTCGCAGGATTCAAGACCATTGAACCTGATCTCAGGATGCCGCTCGCCACCGTCAAGAATTGGGTCAAAGTGAGGATACTTCTCAGACTTGGAGATCGGCAGCATCTCATGCGAGTAATAGCCATCATCATGGTCTGCATATCCCGGAATTTGAATTGCCACATGCCCATTTGTGGATTCAAGCCTGCCGTCAGAAATGTGCATTTCTGTGATCGCACGCCTAGCATCATCTTTCGAAAGAAACAGACTAGCCCACTCTGGCAGGCTCTTCGGTGCCTTCTTGCTAGGAGTTGCTTGGAAGTAACGTAGCAAACTACGGTAGTTTGCTTCGGCATAGCCCTCTACTGGAAGATATTGACAAAGATCTTCCAAGCTCTTCATGGCATTTGCTTTGGACGGCTTTGGTAGCGTCCAAGCTTTCGCGTACTGTTCCTTATAGATAAGTGCTTCCATTTATGCCTCTTCTGTGGCTAAAGTTTCAAGATAGGTTCCCATCCAGGCGCTGGATATGTCATTGAAATTGATCTCAGAAATTGATCCGTTGAGAAGATCACCAGCGATTCCAGACCACTCAAACGGGACCAAAGTTTCCTCAAGATAGTTTTCGAACCAGTCTTTCAACCAGTCTGCGAAAAGCTGCAACTTGTAGTCGTCATCGGAAATGCTGGGAAATGCGCCCGGCTTCCGGACGTAGCCCTCCGAAATGTTCGACATGTCGTCTCGGAAATCATCAGGATTGAACCACAATGCGAACTGCCAGGTCTCGTAATTGAACCAGCCGTTGTATTCTCTCTTTGTCATGACAGCCCTTCCAGGGCTTCCAAAGCCGCATCAAATGATTCGAATATAAGAGGTGAAACACCCGTGAGTGCTTCATAGTCTGAAAAGAATGCCCGCTCTGCACTCTTCTCTTCGGTCTGTTCCTGGGATTGTTCAACTGTAGGCATGAATCATCTCCTAAAAGATGGTTTGCAAAAGCTAAGTTACTGAAATCTTCGACAATTTCGGCAACTCAAGACCAGGGCTTTTCCCTAGTCTGCATCCAGTCTATGCTATCTAATAGAATATATCAAGCCCAATCTTGTCTCTAAAATGTATTAGTTTGTCTCTTTTTGTAACGGACTACCCATGCCCCGCAGCGCACCCGACAAACCGCGCCCACGCCGGCACCGCGCCGCCAAGCGCCTGCCGCGGCCTCGGCCGCTGGCCGCCTCGCCGCCGCCGCCGCTGCGCTGCCACAGCGCCCGCGGCCCGGCCGCAGCCTAGCAGCGCTTCTCCGCCGCCGCCTTGCCGCTGCCGCCGCCCCGCTCCCTCGGCCCAGCTCCCTCGTCAGCCGCCGCGCTTGCGAGCCCCGCCGTCCGCCGCCCCAGGCCGTGCAGCGCCCGTGCGACCGCATCCCCGCCAATGCCGACGTGCCTTCGCCGCCGAAGCCCCGCCCCTCCGCCTCGCCGATATGGCGGCCGCGTCCGCTAGTGCCGCGCCTCGCCGCGCCCATCCTTCTACCTTGCATGACCGCGCCGAGCCCCTGCCGCACCGAGCCGAGCCGCTCCATCTACGCCTAGCCAGCCGACACCGACAGCCGCACCCAAGCGCAAGCTGCCATACCCTATCGAAGAACGATACTATCCGGCATCCGGCAAACTTCAAGAGACGGACCCAGCGCCCCAGGACGCCCATGCTATTGCATACACTGCATGTCCCGGAATGGTCAGAGGTCACATGGTCCAAGGTCCAAGGTCCAAGGTCCAAGGTCCAAGGTCTCGAAGGTCTCGAAGGTCTCGAAGGTCTCGAAGGTCTCAATGAAGCAGGTTTCAAGGTCTCCTTGTCTCAGGCTCCAAAGCACAGATTTTCGTCTGTAGCAATCTGCCAAAAAATCCTGACGCCCCCAGGCCAAGCTACTGGCTAGCCTAGGGCATGGGATCGTCAATCCCATGTCCTGACAGTAACCGCAAGGCTTCGAGGCTGATTGATATCGCAAGCGTTACGATTCTCAGGTAGACTAACAGTGACGGCAAGCCTTGCGATGCCAATGATATCAGGCATTTAGACCGATTCAGGCAGGTTTCATCATTTATTCCGGCCCCAAGGCCCCCCTGGGTCACAAAACGGCCCTGCCGATATCTGAGGTCTATCAGTTCTCAAACACGGGGAGATAAATTGGAGAAGAAGAGTCCAGAGAAGAGGAGGGTTTATCGTGGACGTGCGCAGAAGAAGAGGGACGAGGAATTTTCCAGGGACGCAGCATTGGGAAAGACTTCGTTGGAGTTAGCATCGAAGTTTGACATCTCTCAGAGCAGCATAGGGGTTAAGCGCAAGACCTTGGCGAGGCAGATTGAGAAGGAGGTGAGATCGAGGTTGGGAACAGTTTCTTTGAGGAGTTTGGACAACATGGTGAGTTTAGCATTTTCTTCAGAGTCAGAGCAGGTCAGATTTGTTGCAACAAAGGATTTGTTAGATCGTGCAGGATTCAAGGCTTCAGAGATTTCGAAGTTAGAGACAGATGAGCGGCGCAGCAGAACACCTGTGGAGATAGAGCAGGAGATGCGGGAGCGTTTTGGGAATGATGTTGCAGACATGATCATGGGAAGAGCAAAGGTAATAAACGGAGAATCGGCAGGAGCAGGCGTATCTCGTCCAGAAGGGGTATCCCTTGACTCTTCTGTTCCTGTTCCTGCCACAAGGGGGAATTAGGATCAGGAACAATCCACACACAAATATCCAGGAGAAACCAAGATGGCAGATGCTGCTACAATTTCAGTCACAGCAACGATGTTACCAGATGAGATTGCAAAGACAATCGCAGGAACTATGGTAGTTACTCCTGCCGATGCAAACCACAAGTGGTATTACAAGTTAACGAGTGTAACCAATTCCTCAAACGATTTAATTGGGGGGTATTATTCAAATTACACATCACTTGCAGACGGCACGGCTCCACAAACAGTTGATGTTGCAGACACAGTTGCATTTTTCTTTATACAGAACACACATGCAACCAGCGCAGTTTACATTAACCTTGCAGCAGGCACTGCAGCAGCATCTGCAGGCAACATCTACATCAATGCAGGAGAGACTTGGTATGCAAGGCTTACAACAACATTGATGGGCAGCATTCATGCAATTTCATCTACAGGCACAGTTGATTGCATTGTCATTGCATTAATGGATGATGTTTCAGTATAGACAGGCATGGACGAAACCCCACAGGAGGCATCTTCAGATTTGGATTTACAGGAGGTTTTGGAGTTAAAGGAGGAGTATGACGCATCAAGGGGAAGGTACCAGATGTTATCATACAATCCATATCCCTATCAGAGGGAGTTTCACCGTGCAGTTTCAGATTCAGGAGGATTAGCACGTCAGCGTTGTTTAATGGCAGCAAACAAGGTTGGGAAGACATTCTGTGGTGCAATGGAGATGAGTTTCCATTTAACAGGATGGTATCCAGACTGGTGGGAGGGACACAGATTTGAGGGACCAATCTTGGGATGGGCTGCAGGACAGAGTCATTACAACACCAGGGACATTTTACAAGCAGAGTTATTGGGAGAACCAGGAGACAAGACTCAGTTTGGAAAGGCAGCACTTCCAGAGGATTTAATAGTTTCATCAGACAGAAACCCAGGAGTTCCAAACGCAGTTGGAAGTGTAATCATCAGGCACAAGAGTGGAATGAACTCCAAACTCTTCTTCAAGAGTTACGATAGTGGTCCAGAGTCTTTCATGGGAAAGGCAGTAGACGTTGTTTGGTTTGACGAGTTATGTGGACAAGCAGTGTATTCACAGGCATTGAGAGCAACCTTGAACACTGCAGGGTTGGTGTATTTGACATACACTCCAGAGAAGGGGATGGATGAGATCACAACACAGTTCATCAACTCCATCAAACCAGGACAGTCGTTGTACCGTGCAACTTGGGATGACGCAGAGCATTTAACAGACACTCTCAAGGAGGAGATCTACGCTGCTCTTCCAGAGCATGAGAGGAAGATGCGGAGTCAGGGTTTACCAGTTTTGGGTTCAGGAGTTGTGTTTCCAATTCCAGAGGAGGACATCAAATGCGATTCATTTGCAATCCCAGAGCATTGGGCAAGGATGTGTGCAATTGATTTTGGATGGAACCATCCTACTGCAGTTGTTTGGTTTGCCCATGACAGGGATGGAGACACGATTTACATTTATGATTGTTACAGGCAGGCAAACACAACAATTTTGGTACATGCCCATGCAATCAACCAGCGGGGAGATTGGATTCCTTGCATTTGGCCTCATGATGGAGCAATACATGACAAGGCATCAGGAGTTGGATTAAGCCAGCAGTACAGACGTGCAGGTGTGGAGATGGCAGGCACACACTTCACCAACCCTGATGGGTCAATCAGCGTGGAACCAGGGATTCAGGACATGCTCACAAGGTTTCAGACAGGACGTTTGAAGGTCTTCTCCCACTTGGGAGATTGGTTTGAAGAATACAGGATGTACCACCGGAAGGACGGGAAGGTAGTAAGAATCAGGGATGATTTGATGAGTGCATCCAGATATGGAGTGATGTCGATTGGCAGGTATGGCAGAACAGGAGTTTTTCGGGAGCGTCCAGAACGTGCAGAGGGATTTATAGATTATGATCCTTTTGAGATGTTGGACGCAGCATGAGTTTGGGGTATTTACATGCAGAACCTTTGGAGACAGAGGAGCAGCACAAGGAGTTATTGGAGCAATTCAGAAGAACAAGAACAGAATCCAGCACTCCAGTGCATCCAACCCATGTTTTGAGGAAGGAGGGCAGGATCATTGGTTCCTTTTGCATTGGATCTCCAACAGTCCATTTACAGATGGACCCAGAGTATTGCACCAGGAGGGACTCCCTCTCGATGTGGTCAATCCTGGAATCTCTAATGCTGGAGAACAGAATACTCAAGTACCTGATTTTATGTGAGAAAACGTCTCCATTCCATCCAGTTCTTGACAAGCGTCTTGACAGGATCAGTGGAGAGAAAAACTGCGAGGACTGGCATTTATTTGAGAGAGAGCCATGAGGATATACACAGGAATCACACACAGAAACTTTTTCGACAGGAGAGTGTAATGGGAGGTGAAGTACCAAATCTAGCAAAATTAGCAAGAAAGGGGATGGATAAGTTAGAGGAAAACCTCAATTATCTAGGTTCTTTACCGACAGATATGAAGGAGCAGGCAGAGAAGTTGAGTGGGGCCACTTCCGAAGCCATTGACGTTGCGGAAGAAGAACTTCTGGGATCATTAGAATCTACTGATGAAGAAACTGCAGACCTTTCAGGAGAACCACCTCAGACATCAGAAGACGAGCTGGCAATGCGCAGGGTTCGGAGACGTTTGAGGGATCGTTTTGGAAGACGTGCAACCAGAGGAGGAGGTGCAGAGATGGTTGGAACAGGATATAAGCTGGGAGGATAATGCCCTACGTCTCCGAGAAGCAACGCAAGTGGATGCATGTCAATGAACCAGAGATTGCAGAGAAGTGGGATGAGGAGGAGAAGACCATGAAGTACCGCAAGCGTTTGAGAAAATCCCGTGATTGACAACATCTATCCAAATGACCAGGTTGTAGAAGTCCTTGAGGAGTATGAGGACATGAAGCAAACACGGTCAAACTGGGAGAGAATGTGGCAAGAGATTGCAGAGTACATGATCCCCCAGAGGGCAGATTTCACAGTCAAGCAATCTTCAGGAGAGCAGAGGCGGGAGAAGATTTATGAAGGAACTGCAGTCCGTGCATTAGAGAGAAGTGCAGCAGGGCTTCACAACACTCTGACCTCTAGTGCAGTTCCATGGTTCCACTTGAAGGTTCAACGAGAGTTGCAACAGGATCGGGATATTCAGTTGTGGTTGGAAGAGGCAGAACGGAGATTGTATGATGTCTTTTCATCTCCAGAGTCCAACTTTCATCCTGCACTGCATGAGTTCTACTTGGATTTGGTAGGATTTGGGACAGGAATCATGTATGTCGTGGATGAACCAGGAATTGGTCCACGATACAGGAGTTACTTCTTGGGCCAGTGCTACCTGATGCAGGATAACCTCTCCCGTGTGGATGGAGTCTTGCGGGTGTATGAACACTCTGCACGTCAGTTGGTACAGGAGTATGGAGAAGAGGGGGTTCCAGACAGTGTTTTACGGGCATACAACTCCAAGGATGAGAACAAGAAGTTTGAATGCCTCCACTGTGTGAAGAGACGAAGAAACCATGATGTGAATGCAGTTGGAAACCTCAACATGCCCTGGATGTCAATTTACATTTTGATGGATCAGAAGCATGTCTTGAGAGTTTCAGGATTCGAGGAATTTCCATATGTTGTCAGTAGGTGGTCCAGAAACTCTGAAGAAACGTATGGACGAGGCCCAGGAACCGCCGCACTTCCTGATGTGAAGATGATCAACCTCATGGAGAAGGTAGGACTAAAAGCACTTCAGAAGGTCGTTGATCCTCCACTTTTGGTTCCAGATGATGGATTCCTGAATCCTGTCAGAACCCAACCAGGAGGATTGAACTATTACCGTGCAGGGTTGGGAAGGGATGACAGGATCATGCCCCTGCAGACAGGAGGACGGTTGGATTTGAATGAATCCAAGATTGGACAAGTGAGGGATTCCATCAACAAAACCTTCTATCTTGATCTCTTGGAACTCCCTGGACCAACTGCTGCAGATGGAGATGTCATGAGATTCAGTGCAACAGAGATCAATGCACGTCAGAGGGATCGTCTTTCAGTTCTTGGACCAATTGTCAGCAGGCAGGAGGTGGAGTTTTTGGCACCAATGGTGATCAGAACACTTGGAATCATGGAGAGCAACGGAATGTTGCCTCCTGCACCTCCATCCTTGAGGGATGCAGATTTCAAGGTTGAGTATGCAAACCCAGTTAGTATCTCAATGAGAACAGGAGAGTTGAACAGTGTTGCACAGTTGATACAGTTCTTGCTGCCAATTGCACAGATTGACCCAAGTGTGGTTGAACGATTCAACACACAACGGATTGCAGAGTTGGGTGCAGAGATTCTCAAAGTCCCTCCTAGTGTTTTGAGAACAGAAGAGGAGATGCAGGAGTTGCAGATGGCACAGAGACAGGCACAGGAGGAGCAGATGCTCCTTCAGAGTAACCTTCAGGTTGCACAGGCAGATAATCTGGTCAGTCAATCAAGAAGAAATGACGCACAGGCAGGACTTGCAGTCTCAAAGAGTCAGTTGCCGGTATGAGGACCAAGAAGGAGAGGGATCGTAAAGCATTGTATGACCGTCTTTTCAAGAGTGAAGACGGACAGACGCTTTTGGAGGATCTTGCACGGAGGAATCATGTCTTTGATGTGGTGACAGTGGAGAACCCCCAGATTAGTGCCTTCCGAGATGGAAGGAGGAGTGTGGTGGTTGACATCATCAACTACCTTGGTTTGAACACCAAGGATTTGGAACGTCTTGCACGGGAATCCATCGATGGAGACAGAATCGAGTACGACTCAGACTGAGGGAACCCCATCTGCAGAAATGCAGGGATCAGGGTCAATCCTTGGAGGGTTATCAGGATCTGCAGAGTCAGATCCACTTGCAATCAACATGGATAGTCTGCCTGAAGACATCAGGCATGAACCTGTCCTCAAGAACTTCAAATCCTGGGACTCGCTTGCAAAAAGCTATGTCCATGCAAACAGGAAGTTGGGAGTTCCATCAGAGCAGTTGCTGCAACTTCCACAGGGGGAGAATGCAGATTGGAATGGAGTTTTCTC